AAAGCTTCTAGTACTAATTTTATTCTAATTCCTGAATAATGTGCTGAATTATTTGACTTGATTAAACGCTTATCTTTCATCAATATAATCAAATCTCCTTCTTTAGGATGAATGGTTTCTAATATACCAATAAACATTTTTTCACGTTTAGCCGGATGCATGTTCTCGCCTGGCCCACCTTTTACAAAATACTTAAATCGCTTTGTTTGGTTGTAAAGCGAATTACGAGAAAATCCTACACGATTCGGATCATCGTGTGGTGGTTTACCTTCTGGAAGATTAAAGGTAATGGCGTCATCAAATCCACCTCGAAGAATATCACGCAATGCTAGGTGATTATTTTCTTGAAGAATTTTGACTTTTTCTTCTTTTGAACTTGCTTCAGCAGCCTTTTCAAGAACTTCATGAATCATCATTTTCATTAAGTAAATTCCTCTACACTCTCAATTAATAGTTTACAACGCTTCTTAATAAGGTAATTAAGCACTTTAGATTTATGTGTTACCTTTTGATTATCGTATCTATTTATAATAGCGCTTTTTAGTTCTTGTGGAGTTTCAGATAGATCAATCATTTTCTTGTTTCGGCAATAGTTACGGTAATGCTCAGTCTCCATTACATCATGAAGATTTTCGGCATTTTCAAAGTACATATCCATCTTTTTCTTTGTCATTGGAGATTGTCGTATTCCATCAACAAAAGTATTATCAGAACTGAATATATTAGGAACACCATCACTGGAATCACCTTTAAGAATCTGATCAAACAGATATCTACGTGGATTAGGATCTTGAATAAACTTTTTAGTCATTGGCGAAAATTGACGAACGTTATTATATTTCTGCAGTTGAATAAAATCTTTATCAGCAGAAATAATCATAACTTCATCATGCTGGCCAAACTCTTGAGTGTTTTCTACGAGAGTGCCAATAATATCATCAGCTTCACAGCCATCAATTTTAATAGTTTTATATGGTAGATTATCACCAATTTCTTCAAATACTAAATTAATAATACGAAAGATTTCAGACCAGTCCAACGTTGATTCTTCACGGCCATCGCGGCGCTTAAATTTATACTGTGGAAATGCCTCACGGCGCCAGTTTGAAGAGTCAGTGGCAATAACCATTTGCCCGTATTCTTTCCGAAACTTTTTGTTGTACATACGAATAGAATTCAAAATCATATGACGAATCATATCTTCTTGAATATCTAGCTTTTGTGTAATAATATTAGCAATCGCAATCGCGTTATAGTCGATAATAATCATGTCACTTCCTCATTTATTTATTATATTATATCATACTAATCATCGTCTGTAAACAGCTCATTCATCTTTTTATCATTTAATTCTTTTATATATTTCAGAACGTCACGAATTTCATCCATTGGTTCTTGTAAGAAGTGAACTTCTCCGTCGACACGATACATCATCGCAACAAGCATGTTCATAATAACACCCATGTCACGAATCATACCCTTTTCTTTAAGTGGGTGATAACCATTTTTTGCTAAAACTTGCGCAATTGCTTCCATAGCTTCAGAAGCTAGTGATTCGTAATGAACTCTAGATAACTGCATTGCTTCCAATTTTTTACGAGTATTATTATTTGCTGCTCGTGTTTTTGGAAACTGGATTACATTGTCAGACATGTGGTAATCCTTACTTTACATGTTTTGCATGAATTTTACAACCTATAAACTCATTGTAATATTCATTACTAAAAAGAACTTCTCTATCAAATTGTTCTTTAGCTTCGTAGTAACTCATTGCGCCTTTTGAATTACAAAGGCGGATGATTTCACGTTTAAATCTTTTTTGACCAGACTCTTCAAGTAATAGTTTTACGTATTCACTTGAACCAAAATACTGTTTCCAATCAGATTCTTTTTTGACTGTACGACGTCTAGTTTTTCCTTTTAATGGTGGTAGACGTCGTACAGACCAAAAGTTCTTTTTGCCGATGTATTTCTTATCGTTAGTAAGATCAGTAATTAGATATACAAATCCAATATAATCTCCTATTTGATCAGAATCAAAGGGCTTTCCTTTATAAGTCCACTGTAACATAAATTAACCATATTGCTATTATATGATATATTTATTAGTCAGAAAATATGTACTAATCTTCCCAATCGTCCTCGTCCCAATCATCTTCTGTCTTAGCATTAGTGTAATCAGGATCACCAAAGTCTAATTCATCTGTGGTTTCAAATCCACAAAATGGGCAAAACGATGCAATGATACCTTCATCATCAGCTTCTTTAGATTTTACTGCATACTCAATATCGCAATCTTGACAAACCACGTTGCTCATAAAGCTTTCCTCATATTAGATTATAGTTGTTGTTATCTATACAGATTAAAGACTCAAGCCTTTAAATGTGTTTTCATCTACATCTTGTTTTACGCCACCAATAACGTAAGAGGAAATTTCTGTTTCTTGTGGGGCAACTTGTACATTACCACCACCGATCCATTTTTCAGTCCAAGGGAGTGGGTTTGCTTGTGGAACAGAATAAGGAGATGGAACACTAATAGCTTTCATGCGCTTATTTGCAATCCATTCAATATAATCATACAATAGTTTAGCATTCAAACCAATCATAGAACCATCTTTAAATAGATAATCTGCCCAAAGCTTTTCTTGATTTACTGCGTCAACAAACATTTTTACGACTTCATCTTCGCACTCTTCTTTGATTTTTGCAAAGTCAGGATCGTCTTTTGGAAGTACTTTAATCATAAACGAAGAAGCAGCTAAGTGCGTATTCTCATCACGCGCAATAAACTTAATGATTTTAGCATTACCTTCCATCTTTTTAAGTTCTGCAAATGCCCAAGAACATGCAAACGATACATAGAACCTTACACCTTCAAGAATATTAATTGAATTAAGAGCTAACCAAAGTTTCTTTTTTACATTATAAAGATCTACATTAACTTCTTTGTCATTGACTGTGTGAACACCTTCACCCAATAGATTATACCATGAATTTGCCTCAATACACTCATCGTAATAACGAGAAATATCTGTAGCGCAATCCGCAATCTCTTGAATATCAAGCATTTCATCAAATACTTTTGATGGATTAGCATACACGTTACGAATAATATGAGTGTAAGAACGTGAATGGATTGTTTCCATAAATGTCCAAGCCATAACCAATGGTTCAAGCTCAGGCAAAGATGCTACAGGCAATAGTGTTTCAACTGGACCACGGCCTTGAACAGAATCAAGTAGAATTTGTCGCTTCAAGTTGGATGTAAAGATATGTTGCTCATGTTCCGTAAGTGCACGGAAATCAGCTTTATCCTTTGATACATCAATCTCTTCTGGACGCCAAAAGAAACCTAATTGCTTATCAGTAATCTTATCTAGTTCAGGGTACTTTACTTGATCGTAGCGAGCAATATCAATACCTTCATCATAAAACATTGTAGATGTTAGGTGTGATTTTTGCTTTTGTTTAAAAACTGACGCCATTTATTTCCTCATGCGTTAATAGTTGTTGTATAGTTAGTATTATAAACAATAATGTTTCCAATGTAAACCTTAAATTTTACACGATTCACAATCATCGTCATCTACCATAGCAGTAGGCAAATCTTTAATTTCAGGACTATCGTTCCATTCACCTGCTCCATCAAATGTATTGTTATAGTACATTTGCTTTCCGCCATACTTGTAGAATGTAACCATATCTGTAATTAGACGAGACATTGGTACTTTACCTTCTTCAAAGAATTCAGGGTTATATGAAGTATTCACAGAAATACCCTGATCGATATATTTTTGAAGAACAGCACAAAGTTTTAGATAACCATCTGGTGATTTTTGTTCCCATAGCAAATCATACTTATTTTTTAGATGGTGATAACCGGGAACAACCTGAGCCATTACACCATCTTTTGATTGCTTATAAGATACCAAAGCACGAGGTGGTTCAATACCATTTGTTGAGTTTGAAATTTGAGCTGAGGTTTCAGCCGGCATCAAAGCCATCAAAGTAGAATTACGAATACCAGTTTCTTTTAGTTGCTGACGTAATCCTTCCCAATCCATACGTTCTTCATGAGGAACAAGATCGTCAACCTCTTTTTTGTAAGTATCAATTGGAAGAATGCCATAACCATATTTGGTTTCATTATTCTTTGGAATAGAACCTTTCTCAGCTGCGAGATCAGCGGATGCTTTAATAAGATAATAAGACCATGCTTCAGCATACTTATCAACTTCTGCCAATGACGCATCATTATATTTTAAACCACGCTTTGCCAAAAAGTAAGCAAGGTTAATAATACCAACACCCAATGGACGACGATCATTAGTTGATCGTTCTGCTGCTGGCACTGGATAAGATTGATAATCAAGTAAAGCATCAAGAGCACGAACAGCAAGAGTACAATACTTTTCAAAATCTTTGGGATCGTTGATTAGTCCCCAATTGATTGCTGAAAGAGTACATAGTGAAATTTCTCCTTCAGTATCATCTGAAGAGCTCAACGGTTTAGTTGGCAAATCAATTTCAGTACAAAGATTTGACATACGAATTGGAGCAACTTCTGGTAAGAACGAACCATGATTATTTGCGTGGTCAACATTCATTAGATAAATTCTACCAGTATCTTTGCGCTCTTTCAAGAACTGAGAAAATACTTCTGTTGCAGACATTACTTTTTTGCGAATAGAAGTTTTGCGTTCGTACATTTCATAAAGTTCTTTGAACTTATCCTGATCTGCATAAAACGCTTCGTATAGATCTGGTACTTCATCTGGTGAAAAGAATGTAATATTGCCATTAGTCAAAAGACGCTCATACATCAATTTATTAAACTGAAATGCATAGTCCATATGGCGAACACGTGTTTCTTCAGTCCCTTTATTGTTCTTCAATACGACAAGATCTTCAAATTCATAGTGCCATACTGGAAGATATACTGTAGCGGCACCACCACGAACACCACCTTGTGAACATGATTTTACAGCTGACTGGAAATACTTCAAGAACGGAATAAGACCTGTATGTACAATAGATCCATCATTAATTTTAGAACCGATTGCACGAATAGAACCTGCGCCAATACCAATACCG